CAGGCGACGATTTGATGTATAAAAGGTCGCTGCTGTCTCCGACCGAAGCCGAGAAAGTTTTAACCGAGGCCAAGTGGGACCGTCTGTCGTATTTCGTAACACGCAAACCGGGCCAGCCGTCAATAGCAACAGCAGACGACAAGCGCCCGGCGTGGACTCCGGCAACCGATTCAGACCTGGAGGATTAATGAAAAAGTTAATATGGTGGCTTCTCGCATTGCCGTTAATACCGCTTGCGCTCCTCTACGGCCTGCTTCGGGGTCTTTATATCGTCGGAGAGTTGGCGGACTCTGTCGCAGATAAAATGTACGATTCAAAGTGGCGTTTAAAATACATCGACTGGCGAAACAAAAAGTTCGAATAATCGCTTGACATTGAATTATTAAACTATTATCTTTAGCATCACTGGCCGGGCAGCTTCCCGGAGTAAACTGAAAAGTGAGACATTGACATGGGTATCAAAGTAAATCTGAAAAACGTTCGTATTGGCTGGGTAAACGTATACGAGAAAGCGGCGGACCAAACAGTTGACGGCCAACTTAAAAAAGGCAAATTCCAGCTTACTGCGTATCTGGACAAGAACGACCCGCAGTTGACCAAACTGGACTCTACCGTACTGGACGTTCTGACGGAAGGCATGAAGTCCGCCAAGGCCGCCGAGAAGTGGATGGACAAAAACTATGGCTTCGGCAACCACGCAGATAAATGCGCCATCCGTGACCTGGCGGAACGCGACAAGCCAATCGAAGGTCTGGAAGAAGGGATTTATTTCAAAGCTACCAGTCAGAAACGCCCGGTTATTATGACTTCTGCCGGTGAGCGCCAGGGTTCCGAACGCGGCCTGACCGTTGATGGCGACGACATCGAAGGCAAAGAAGTTTACGCTGGCTGCTACGCCAACATCTCTGTTGAAATCTACTGGTATGACGCTTATAAAACACTGCTGGTGAACCTCCTGGGTGTGCGTTTCCGTGAAGATGGCGAAGCATTCGGCGGTGCTGGCGAAGTGGCGACCGACAACGACCTGGATGACGATGACGATAAGCCTAAGCGTCGCGGTCGCGATGAAGACGATTACATGACGTCCCGCGATAAAAGACACCGCCAGGCTATGCGCGAAGTAGCCGAAAAGCAGGACGCCGAAGACCGAGAGATGTCAGGCGAGGAAGAACGCCCGCGCAAAAAGCGTCGCAACTATGAAGACGACGAAGAATAAGGATATTCGATAACGACAAGGCCCGCTGATGCGGGCTTTTCTTTCAGCGGAGCAAAGCCATGATATTCACACCTGACGATGTTTTCATCGACCACGAATCATTCTCCGAAGCGGATTTAAAGAAAGTCGGCAGCTATGCTTACGCCGAACACAAATCCACGGAAATAATGCTCACTACCTACGCCTTTGGCGACGAACCAGTACAGTGCTACGATGCCACCGATGGGGGTAAGCTGCCGTCTGAATTGCGCGACGTATTGCGCTACCTGCACCGCAACCCTGGTAAGAAAGGCAACCCTAAACTTATCGGCGCGAACTACTTAATGTTTGACCGTTTGCTGTTGCGTAACTGCTGGGGCTTCGATATCGACCCGCGCGACATCATCGACACAATGGTGGTCGCGTTCCGCCATTCACTCCCCGGCAGCCTGGCTATGCAATGCGAAGTGTTGCAGATTGCCGAAGAGCTGGCGAAAGACAAACGCGGCAAGGCGCTGATTCAGCGTTTCTGTAAGCCCACCCCTAAGAACTACAAAGTGCGCAGATACACAAAGGAGACTCATCCGGAAGAGTGGAAAGCGTTTATCAAATACGGCATCTCAGATATCACTTCCATGCGTGAGGTTTATCACTCGCTGCCGCAGTGGGGCAACACCGAGTTCGAGAACACCGTCCTGGCCGTCGACCAGCGCATCAACGACCGCGGCTTCTACGTCGACACCGCACTGGCTAACGCGGCAATCGACGCAGTGAAACAACACAAAATTGAACTCCAGGCGGAAGCCAACGAGAAATGGGGTGCGGGCCTTACCGGTGCCGCGTTCCTGCCGACGCTGCGCGACCTCGCGCCCGGCCATGAGATTCCCAACGCGCAGAAGTCCACACTGAACGACCTGCTGGCCTACGATGACCTGCCCGACGACGCCCGCACGATTATCGAAATGCGCCTGGGGGCCAGCTCCACGGCATCGACCAAGTATAATCCGCTGCTGCTTGGTCTGTCAGTCGACGGCCGTCGACGCGGTTGTCTCCAGTACGGCGGGGCCAAGCGGACGCTGCGCTGGGCTGGAAAGGGCTTCCAGCCGCAGAACCTGGCGCGCGGCCACTTCTCCGGCGACGAGCTGGACCAGGGCATCGATATGCTGCTTAAAGGCCGGGCGCACTGGCTTTACGACGTGTCGAAGCTGACGGCGTCGACGGTGCGCGGCTGCATCATACCGACCGCCGGGAGTAAGCTGGTTGTTGCCGACTATTCCAACGTTGAAGGCCGGGGCCTGGCATGGCTGGCGGGCGAGCGCACGGCGCTGGACACATTCGAAGCCGGCCTGGATATCTACTGCGTGACCGCCGGTAAGATGTTCGGCCTGGAACCGGACTTCATCAAGAAAGAACGCAAAGACCTGCGCCAGATAGGTAAGGCGTGTGAACTGGGGCTGGGGTACGGCGGCGGCGTCGCGGCGTTCCTGACCTTTGCCAAGAACCTTGGCCTCGACCTGTACGCAATGGCGGAGACGATGAAAGGCACATTCCCCGACCACATCTGGGCGGCGGCCAAGCGGGGGTATGAGTATGCACGCATCCAGGAGAAGAACAAGAAAGGCTTTGCAGGCCAGAAGGCGGAGCGCCCGTCTTACGACCTGCCGAAGAACGTCTGGCTTACATGTGACAGCATCAAGCGCATGTGGCGAGAATCCCACCCGGCAACATGCCAGTTCTGGAGTGACCTCGAATCCGCCGCGATGAGCGCCATCAAAGACCCTCGCACCGCTTACTGGGCAGGTGCTGCGGTTCGTGAGAACGGCGACCGGGCGATTAAGATTACCCGCACGTTCACCAAAGAGAAAGGCGAACGCGTGCCGGGGTGGTGGCTTAAGGTCGAGTTGCCGAGTGGCCGCGTGCTGAGCTATCCGGGAATTGGTATTTCTGTCGAGAAGCAAATCGACGAAGATGACGACCGCACGGAGTACCGCGAGCGCATCCGCTACATGGGCGAGAACCAGACCACACGGCAATGGGGCAAACAGTACACCTACGGCGGGAAACTGGCGGAAAACATCACACAGGCGCTGTGTCGCGACCTGCTGGCGGTGGCTCTGGTTCGCGTGGATAAAGAACCAGGATGGGATATTATACTCCATATCCATGATGAGATTGTTACCGAGGTGCCGAACGAGCCGGAGTACAGCGTCGCTAAGCTGGAAGAGATGATGTGTACTTTACCTAGTTGGGCCGCTGGCTTCCCTCTGGCGGCGGAAGGCGCGGAACTTATGCGCTACGCTAAATAATATTTGACTAATAAATAGCGGTGGCTTATCTTTGAGTCATCGCTTAATTACGTCTGGAGACAGCCAACATGGCAAAAACGCCCGAAGGTGAGATTGTTGAATACATTAAAAAACAGCTTAAGGCCCGCGGCTGTTTAGTTCGCAAAATAGGATATGAGATGCGCCGCGGCTGCCCGGATTTAATCGCGTTTGTGCCGATGCGCCCGGTAAACGGCGTGTGGCCGAAAGAAGGTGACGCCGGTATATGGTTGCCGCCAATCACGGTATTCATAGAAGTTAAGAAGGACGAGAACACGCAGCCCGAGGAACACCAATTGCGCGAGCATGAGCGAATCCGGCAGCATGGCGGTTTTGTCTGGGTGATTGGCTCTAAAGCGCAGATGGACGAGTTAATCGAAGAGTTGAAGCTATGAAACTAACACCCAAAGAACCAGAACCACGCAAGCGCTGCATCCAGTGCCGTGAGCGTCTACCACTGTCGGCGTTCCATAAGTCCAGCGTAGCCAGTATCGACGGCTACCGTAACGTTTGCAAAAGCTGCCGTCGTGCTACAGAGGCGGCGCGGATTCGTGAGAAGAGAAATGAATTATTATAACGAGTGGGGCCCACAAGCGGCCGCATGGCTGCGTGAACTTATCTCGGAACGGTTGATACCAAGAGGTTTAGTAGATGAAAGAAGCATTACCGAAGTTAAAGCTGAAGACCTTGAGGGCTTCACACAGTGCCACTTCTTCGCCGGAATCGGCGGCTGGCCTCTTGCCTTGCAACTTGCAGGAGTCGACCACAGAACGCCACTCTGGACAGGAAGCCCGCCGTGCCAGCCGTTCAGCGCTGCCGGAAAACAGCTCGGACAGTTCGACCCGCGACACCTCGCGCCCGTCTTCCTTGACCTCATCAGTCAGTGCCGCCCTCCAGTCCTCTTTGGGGAGCAGGTTGCGCCAGCAATTGCAAAATCGTGGATGTGCGATTTACAAGCTCACCTGGAAGGAGAAGACTACGCCGTCGGGTTTGCCGTACTCCCAGCTTGTAGCGTCGGCGCCCCGCATAAAAGAGACAGACTCTTCTTCGGCGCAAACAGACTGGCCAACACCAGCAGTTTCAATGATAACCAACGACACGAGTATGCGCAGCACGGACGGGAGAACGAAGCCAAACAAACTTGGATGGGCGGCGGCGATGGCGGCATGGCCGACACCGACCACACGGGACTGGAAGGACGGCAAGGAATGCCCGAACGTACCGACGAACAGTCTGTTGGGTCGGGAAGTGTGGAAGGCTGGGTGGCCCACACCAAAAGCCAGAGACGAGCAGATGGCGCGGAGGAGCCGCGAAGCCGCTATAAGGTTCTCCGAGAGGCCGCAGAAATCATCGGAACTGGGGATAGAAGTTTTACTGGTGGAACCAATCCGCATCACAGCTTCTGGTCAAGTGCTGACTGGCTCGGCTGCCGGGATGGAAAGTTCCGGCCAGTTGAATCCGGCACATTCCCGCTGGCTAATGGGATTTCCGCCAGAGTGGGACGACTGCGCGGTTATGGCAATGCAATCGTACCAGAAGTCGCCGCCCAATTCGTCCGTGCTTTCCTGGCGGCCTCTGATGATGCGATTAAGGGTTAAGAAATGAACTTTGAACGCAGACCCTACCAGAAGCTAATCACGGCCCACATCATGAAGCATCCACGCGCGAACGTGTTCGCTACGATGGGCAGCGGCAAGACCGGTGCGACGATGTGGTCGCTTAACAAGATGTTCCAGTCCGGCATTCTGGAAGACTGGGACCAGGAGATCTGGAGCGGTGACCGCGTACTGGTGCTAGCCCCGCTGCGCGTTGCCTCTGGCACCTGGCCGGCCGAACAAGTGAAATGGCAGTTCCCAGCGCTGCGCGTCGTAGACGGCACCGGCAGCCGCCAGTATCGTGAAGACGTGATGCTGAACGACGACGCCAACGTGGTGTGTTGCAATTACGACATCCTGGAGTGGCTCGTCGAGTTCTGGGGCGACCGCTGGCCGTTTACGGTTATTGTTGCCGATGAGTCCACGAAGCTGAAGTCCTTCCGCAGTCGCGGCGGTAGCAAGCGCGCCCGTGCACTCGGCAAAGTGGCGCACAAGAAGATTAAGCGCTTCATTAATCTGACCGGTACGCCCGCGCCGAACGGCCTGAAAGACCTGTGGGGCCAGTGCTGGTTCCTGGACGCCGGCCAGCGCCTTGGCAGCAGCTACCAGGCGTTTACTGATCGCTGGTTTGTCTCCATTCAGGAAGGAAGTCATCATGCCGCAAAGTCTTTCAAGCCGCGTAGCGGTGCTGACACTGAGATTCACCAGCGAATCTCCGACATATCACTAACTGTCGACGCCGCTGAATACTTCGGTTGCGATAAACCGGTTGTTGTACCCGTGGTGGTCCCGCTGCCGTCTAAGGCTCGCAAAGTCTATGACCAGATGGAAAAGGAACTATTCGCCCAGCTCGAAGCCGGAGAGGTGGAAGCGGCGAACGCGGCCGCGCGCACACAGAAATGTCTCCAGATAGCCAGCGGGGCCGTGTACACAACAGGCGAAGACGGTGAGGCAAGCCGTGACTGGGAGCCGGTGCATAACGCTAAGCTGGACGCGCTGGACTCCATCTATGATGAGTTGAACGGTGCGCCGCTCCTTGTGGCCTACCAGTACCAGCACGACCGCGCGCGCATCCTGAAGAAGTTCCCTGATGCCGTTGCGCTGGCGAAGGGGCAGAAGGGCAACAGGCAGATTGAAGCGTGGAACCGCGGCGAGATTCCAATGTTGCTGGTGCATCCGGCGTCAGCGGGCCATGGCCTCAACCTTCAGGATGGCGGGTGCCATCTGGCATTCTTCAGCATGACGTGGAACTACGAGCATTACGCGCAGGTTATCGAACGTATTGGACCGGTACGCCAGATGCAGGCAG